AGTTCCTCGATCGCCTTGGCGTCGTCAAGCCAATCGCCCATCAGCTAATGCCCTCGATCTCGGTGGCATCCAGGTACGGCACGCCGTTGATGCGGATAAAGTCCGGGCTGGTGACCTCGAAAGGCACCTTGTGCTTGGTCTTCTCGCCACCCTTGGGATCGATGCTCAGCAGGCTGGAAACCTTCAATTTGCAGCCGAAGGCTTCAATGCGCAGTTCGTCGTCGCCGGCCTTGGCGAAGAACACCGCGTCGAACGCATCCAACTTGCGGAAACTGCCGGCACTGCGGGCCGCTTCGATCAACAGGTTAAAGTTGGTCGAGTCCAGTTCCAGTTCGCCGGCCGCTGCCACGTCGCCGTCGACGTAGCCATCAGGCACGCCCCGGGTTTGCGCGGTCTTGCTGTTGTCGGTGATATCCAGGGTGCAGCTTTCGACGTGGACCTGCAGATCGCCCAGGTTCACGTCAAAGTTCTTGCCGCCAATACGTGACATGGGGGATTACTCCGAATCGTCGTTGGAAAGGTCGAGGGCGATGTTCGCCGTGAGGTCTTTCGGGCAGTTGTGGGGCTTGAGCTTGATGTACGCCTCGACGGCGGTTTTGCTCTTCCAGACCAGCACGATGTCGCCGTCTTTCGGCGATTCGATCTCGCCCGGGAAGACCTCGCCGGCGAACTTGACCGACTTGGCCATGCGGCGCAGTGGGGCCATTAGCGCGGTGATGTTCACGGCCATGCTGTTGGGGGTGTTGTTCAACCGGCGATCGCCCACGCGGCGAATCAACAACGGCCGCACCTGGCGCGCAGCTTTGTCAGCTAGGCGCAGGTATTCGATTACCAGGTAGTCACTGCCAGGGGTGTCCAGCATGTTGCCGTCGCCCCAGTACACGCCCGGGTAATCGGAATAGGTCTGGGAAACCGAGAAGCGCGCCTTATCCAGTTCCGAACGGATCGAGGACGGCAGCGGCACGCCTTCGGAGTCGACAGGCACAGGGCCAAGCCCCAGCACCGCGCCGGTGGCCACACGCATAGGGCTGTCCGCAATGCTCACCGCTGCGTTGGCCAGGCGGCCGGCCAGCACGCCCAGGTCGTTACCGTGCAACTGCGGCACCACCAATACACGTGGCGCGGCCAGTCCGGCGGTGATCGCTTTTTGAGCCACCAGGTACTCGGCCCAGCTCTGGTAAGGACTCAGCGAAAGCCCGGCCGTGGCCGCCATCACGAAGGCGCGACGGCCGTAGGTGTCATTCATCGACACGGCCGCGTCGTGCATGGCGGACAGTTCGGCACCGGTGGCCACCGGTTTGGTGATCGCCACCGCCTCGACGGAAAAACCCTGCTGCTGGGACATTTCCAGCGCTTTGGTCCAGTCGCCATCTGCGGCGATCGGCGCCGCCACGCAGGCCCAACGATCACCACCGTTCAAGCGTGCGGCCGCGATTTGGGTTTTCAGGTCGCTGGCCGGGACGCCCAGCAGCGCATCCAGATCGCTGTCGGTGTTGAGGGCGATCAATTTGCCGGTGTTTTTCGGGGCGGGACCGATGAACAGAAAATAGCGCTCGATCTCAGTCACGGCGCCTTGGCCCAGATTGAGATTGTTAACGCTGACTTTGCCAAGTGCCATGCTGTGCCTCGTTAGCGGGGTGAATTAAGGATTTGTTGGAAGACCTGGTTAACCAGCTCGCGGGTTTCACTGCCGGTCTCCACACCGAGGAACTGGCGTTTGGGCAGGGTGATATCCCAGCTTTGCGCGCCGGTGGACTCGGTGCGTTCGTCGTTCAAAATGCGGATCAGCAAGCCGGCCTTGGCGTAGTTCACATGCTCTTGAATCCAGGCCACTGACGGCCTGGTCAGCGCCTTTTTGCCCTTCTGGCGGACACGAAAGCCCAGCCGACGCAGGCGCTTGGCCTGTTTGTCGGTGCAGGCGATGCCTGGGGGGACTTTGTTCCAGCGGCGCATCTGTGCAGCGGTGCGCCGCTCGCTGACGCCGTTGTGCTGCTGGGCAGCGACCCAGCGGGTCAAGGCGTTTTTCCAGCCCAGCTCGGCTTCATCCGAACTGACGCGGGTGACCTGCAGCAGCTTGGCCAGGCCGGCTTCCATCTTCTTTTTGCCCTTGGCAGTGCCCTTGCGCTCAGCAAACGGGGTGCCGTCGGTGTTCTTCTGTTCACGCACCCGCTTACGGCTCATCGTCCGAGCGCGTGTGGTCACTCTGTTCAGCAATCGCCGGCGCAGTTGGGGCGGCAACTCGAGCAATGCCAACTGGGCGTCGACGTTGAGCGAGCCCCTGACATCGAGGTCGAGCGGACTAGCGGCCATCGCTGCCCACCTCGCCATGCTCAGCCACCCACAGATCGAACGGCACGAACGCCCAGGTCTTGCCAAACGCCTCGATCTCACCGTCCGGATCTTCGGCCAGGTACTGCGGCTCGATGAATTCCAGGGACAGGTCCACGTCGAAGGTGTCCTGGTCCAACGGCTCAACAGAGAACATCGGCGCCGGCAGATCGTGGCGGCCGCGATCGGGATCGTGGGTCTCAAGCCAACTGCCTACCAAGGCCATCAGCCTGGCCGGGTGGTCGGTGAAGCCCTGCAGGGAGAACACGGCGCGATAGCGCATGTCAGCCATGTGCAAGCCGTCGCGGTCAGGCTTCCAGATCAGCTCAAGGCTGACCTGTTCGGTCCAACTGTCGAAGTTCTCCTTGGCCACCAGGTCGCGGGCCATCAGGTAGGCGGTCAACGCCTGCAGCTGGATCACAACAGCGCCGCCGTAATGCGGCCACGGCCCTGCAGGGCACGGACGGCCTGCTGGCTGAAAGCCAGGAAAGTTTCGGCACGCTCGGGCGCTTCCTTGCCGGTGTTTTCAGCGCTTTCGCGACGGGTAACCGTGGCGAACTGCGGCAACAAGTTGCCTTTGGCGCGGCAGTACACTGCGCGCTTGTACAGCTTCACCTGAAAGGTACGTTCCGGCAGCAGCGTGGAATCCGCGGACTCGACACGCGCAATACCGTTGCCCTGCCAGCGGGCTTTGCACTTGGCCAGGTCCGTATTGACCTCGACCATGGCAGTGTTCAACGCGTCGACCAGCAGCTCTACCAGGTACTCCGCCGGCAGGCGTTGTTCCTTCTGGAACTCGGACACGGAGAGGTCCGGCCAAAAGCCGTCGTTCTCGATCGTCTGTTCCACAAAGGTGGTGGGTTTCCCGGAAAAGCTCATCGCTGGCCACTCAAATAGGGCGGGGAGCCTGTTTTCAGTGGGACGGTCCATAAATGGGCGGCTCACTTCCACAGGTCCCCGCTGGGGGGGTAGTCGGTTATTCGGTGGCCGGGGTAGCGGCCGCTTGTTTTTCCAAGGCCCTGCGGACCTTCTTGATGCGGGTGTCGTTGCCGGCTTTCGGGTACAGCTCGGTGGAGCGCTCCAAATGCTTGAGCGCGGTTTCCCACTGCTCAGCCTCCATAGCGCGCATGCCGATCAACTTGTGGTAGTTGCTCGGGATCTGCTCAGGCAGGTCCCATTCGCCGTCAACGCGGGGCAACAGCTCGGATAGGTAGGGCTCAGGGCTGCGGCCCGCGTTGTATTCGTCATAGGCCCAGTCGGCGATCGCATCAGCAACAAAGGTCTGGATGTCGCGGCGCTTGAATCGCTCCGGCATCTTCTGGCCCTGCTCCATCAGGACGTCGGCCAGTTCCAGCGCATCTTCGAACTGGACGGTATCGAACAGCCAGACCATGACCTGCACCGCAACGCGATTGGTGAAGTTCAGTCCCGACTCGCAGTAGCGCTGGACGTATTCCTGGTACTTGGGCAGGAGCTCGTCGCGCTTGAGCAATTGACGTCCTGCCAAAGCTCCTTTCATCGCGCTCAGGCGCTCCAGATCCTGGTCCAGTGCGGCTTCCTGCAACAGCAAGTGCTTGCGTGCATTGGCGGGGCTGTTCAGGGCATCGGCCGGGGAATAGGCCATGCCAGCAGCAGCGGCAAGCGCCTCCACTGCAGTGCTGCCCAAGGCCAGGATGCGGCGCTTGTGCGCCAGGGCCAGACTCACGCCAACAGCTCCACGTTCTCGGTCAGTGCGATCTTTTCCAGCTGCTCGATCACATAGCCTTCGTTGCGGCTGTTGTAGTCCTCGACGCGGGAGCGTTTCGGGTTCTCGATCGTCTGCTTACGCCAGCTGGTGTCCTGGAAGTAAATCGACAGGTTGTCCCAACTGGTGACCAGCACCGCGTTGACCGGGAAGTTCGGCACGCTGAACGCCGGCAGACCGCCATAAGTCGCAATGACCTGGGCGTTTTCGATGCGCTCTTTTTCGGTTGGAGTGTCGCCTTGCTTGGTGTACAGCTTGGCCTTGTCGGAAGCGAGCAAGTCGGTGCCAATGATTGCCACCAGGTCACCGTCTTCGCGCAGGATCTCGTCCACCATTTGCTTGGTGTCATGCACTAGGGCATCGAGGTTGGCGTAGTCACCACCAGCGCCCAACGTGACCTTGCCGGCGGTGGCGCCCTCTTTCAGCACCTGCTGCGGGGCTTGCTCGCGCAGTTGCTGCAGCCAGCCCTTGTTCACGTCCTGCAGCTTGGGGTATTTGTCCAAGTCGGTCTGCACTGCCACTTGGGTGCCGTGGAAGCCGATAACGATCCGATCCTGCGCAATGCGCTTTTGCACTGCAGCGGAATAGCGCTCTTTGAAGTCGGGAAACTTCGCCCAGGCGTCAATTTTGGCGTAGGGCAGGCCCACGTCCGACTGAGTATCAGCCAGTTCGTAGGTGGTGTTTTCCAACGCCGAAGCGTCCTTGGCTTCGCGATCGGTTGTCTTGGTGTTGGTGCGGCCAGTGACCGGACCATTCACGCCGATAAACACCTTTTCACCCTTGATCTCGCTGACCGGGATGACGTTGATACGCTCCAGGAAGTCGGCCTTAGCGGTGATCGCGTCGTTCAGTTCCTGCGCGATCGTCGGGTCCACGCTGAACATGCGGGCCGAACTTTCGACACCGTATGCTTCGGCGAGCGCTTCCTGCAGCTCGGCATATTGTTTGGCGCCACGGGCGCTTAATGGCTGGGCCATGTCAAAGCACCCGCTTTTTGGTTGTAGTTACAGGGCCAGCGTTACGTGGCAACTGGCGACCGGCCGAGATGTCCTTGAGCGCAGTGAACTGCTTTTGCAGCGAGGCCATGCTTGCCAGCAGGGCTTTATTCGTGGCGCCGCCCTTACGGCTGAACTCGCGTTCTTCTTCGGCGGTGGTCACGATGCCGTCGACAGCGGTTTGCACGTCGTCGATCGGGGCAGCTTCTGGCTCTGGAGCCTCTTCGGCGACGGGCTCAATCACGGCCTGAATGCCTGCAGCGACAATCAGCAGTTGAGCCAGCAGGGCTTTTAAAGCCGTTGCGGTAGCTTCATCCATAGGGGGTTCGGTCTCGGTTGGGGTGGTGGGTTCGGCGGGCTCAGCGTCCGCCGCGAAGCGCTTGAAAAAGCCAGTGAGCAAACCGATCAGCTTGCCCACTTCGCCTTGGGGCTCCTCCTCAAAGGAGCCCAGTTCAACGGAAGCGGCGTAATACGTGGCTTTGTTGGTTCGGCGGGAGAAATAGAGTTCCTGGGTGCCCAGGCTCGAAGGGGTGTCGGTGACTGCAAGGCCGGTCAGGTAGGATTTGCCGCTACCCGCAAAATTCGGCCAAATCTCAATGCTGGTGAACAGCTTCTGCCCCTGGTCATTCAGGTACAGCAGTCGATCGTTGGGCTTGAGCTGGGCCTCCAGGGCAATTTGCCCTTCCTCCAGGTCGTCGCCCTCCTCAACCAGACGGACCGCGTAAACAGTGCCGAAAGAACCTTCCGCACGTTGGTGTTCACACCAGATCACAGCGGTGTATTTCGAAGGCTTGTAGGTTTCAGCGATGTCGCGCAGCTCCTGGGGAAGGATCTCGCGACCGTCGGCGGTGATGCCGCTGGTGGCGACACGTTTCCAGAACGAAACAAGGGAACGGGGCATGGGCGATAACTGCGCTCAATCGTTGAATGAGCCGCCACGATAGGGAGCCGGAAAGCCCCAAACAAACGGTTCAAATGCGCGTTTCTCCTATATTCACGATATAGGTGAATCACGGAATTTAACCCCGCGTTTCCAGCGTTTTCGCCGCATAGACTGCGGCCCATGTACTACTCGACCGAAGTTAAAGAAGCCGCCAAACGCCTGTTTCTGCGCCGCTGTAAGGCAAAGGAAATTCAGGCGCAGCTCAACCTGCCCAACATCCGAATCGTCTACTACTGGATACGCCAGGGCGGCTGGGAAGACATGCTGTCGGACGAAGAACCGCTGACGGCGGTCGGCCGACGGATCACCCTGCTCCTGGACAAAGCCAGCAGCCTGACCAAGGACGAACTCAACGAGCTGGACCGGCTGACCACCGTGCGCGAGCGCCTGTTAAAGCAAGCGGTCAAACCGTCGCCAGCGCCGGTCGGGGAATCCGCAGGCGAGCCACAGGAACGCCGCCAGGGAGCGCGTGGCGAACGTTCGAGCCGGGGTGACAGCGGAGGGAAGAAACGCGAAAAAAAAGCCAAGAACGACATCAGCGGGCTGACCGAAGTCGACTTCCTGGATAAGTTCATCAGCAAGATGTACCGCTATCAGCAGGAGCTGTTCGCCGCCAAGCAAAACCCGCTGACGTGCCGTATCCGCAACATCCTGAAAAGCCGCCAGGTCGGCTTGACGTACTACTTCGCCGGCGAAGCGTTCATGGATGCGGTGCTGACTGGCGACAACCAGGTGTTCCTGTCGGCCAGCCGCTCGCAGTCGGAGATTTTCCGCAGCTACATCATCCAGTTTGCCAAGCAATGGTTCGACATTGAGCTGACAGGCAACCCGATCACGCTCAGCAACGGCGCCGAGCTGCGCTTCCTCAGCACCAACAGCAGCACCGCCCAGGGCTACCATGGCCACGTCTATGTCGATGAGTATTTCTGGATTCGCGACTTCGACAAACTCAGCACCGTGGCCAGCGCCATGGGCAGGGCGGCGTCTGGAGTCAGTTCTGCCAGCAGGGTGGAC